ATCCACCTGTGATCGTAGTCGAATGAATACTAGTGCTTTAAACTTCATTATTATAATATGCAATGGTTGCGTGAAATTTATCTATGGGATCAATAGTCTCTCCCAATGAACTTCTTATTCTTTCTTTGACTTCTTCACTACTGATCTCTTTCAAGATCTGTCGCAATTCATCATCATCAAACTTGACATAGTAGTTGTCACGATGTTTCATAATGTTCTCTCAAGTCTTTGTGTTGGTTGGTCTGGGAAGTCTCGTGGACGACTATCTAGAGCATTATCAGTTCTAGGAGAACCTTCGTTTGCTTTCATAGTATGCTGATAATTTGCTCTTTTGTATCTATTAACAAAAATATCAGGCATCCAGTATGTCACCTGCCAATCAATCAAAGGATTTAATTCTAGGTGCTTCTCTACAGAATGATTGAAGATACCGATCTGAATGTATCCATCGTGAGTGAGACATTTGTTATCATCGACTTTAACTAGAAAAAGTTGTTTCATCATCTATACTCCAGGTTGGTGGATGAAAAGCACAATACTCATTAAAGGTGATTTTCATCTCCTTATCTGTCAGATTACAGTTTCTTGCTGCTTTAGGAAGATTCCATTTGGCAGACCAAAGGTTTTCCATTGATTCACGAGTTTCAGGTCTCATTAGAAATAATTGAAATTGATGTTGTACCTACCTTTATCATTTGTTGTAGTTGTTGAACGATGTTTAATACAAGGATTGAACAACAGCATACGATTTTCTACACTTTCCACTTTTGTACCATCTTCAAATTCTGTGTATCCATCACAAGTATTTAAAGAAAATAAAGCACCTTTATGAGGAAAAGTGTAATCAGTATGCCAAGGGTGTTCTTTTAAAGTTTCTGTCCATGGGTAAAAATTACCTTTAACTCTATAATAAGTATGTAATCCTAGTTTCTCATTCATTTTCTCAGTAAATAGTTCATCTATTATAGAGAAAAATTTAGAATTGGGTTTCATGTCTTGATAAAACATGTGTGTACCATACCAATTCCAATTTTGTTTTACATCATTATCGTATGCTACTGATCTATGAATGTGATATAAAAAATCTTCTTTGTAATATATAAGGTCTCTTAAATTAATGAAATCTGGATATGATAAAAATTTATCAATAATAGTAATATGTTCACTCACTAGCATCTTCAATAAACTGCTTTTGAAATTCTTCTACCTGATTTTGAATCTCATCAGGAATAGGAGAAACTTCATTTACAGGAACCATCAATACAGATTTTCCATCAGGACGAGTAATTTTCCAACAAACACGTTGATTATCTGTGAGATCTAAAAGAAACTCAAGATTATCCTCTGCTTGTTGTAATGTAATACCAATAGGTCCAATCATTTTACAGCAAAACAATAAGTGATCATATCAGGATCGAGAATGTTTTCAATCTCATTGACAGTTTCAGAAAAACCTTCAGAACCTTCTTCATCCCATTTCCAGTTTACAGTTTTGTCATATCCTTCATCATCTACGATGTTGATTGACCGTTTTGAAAAATTGACAAAGACATGTGCTAGTTTAGCGTCCACTGGTGAGTCCCAACTACCTATCTAGTATAGCAGCAGAAGGATACCCTGTCAAGTCAGTTCAAGAAAATCGTTTTACCCATGATCAGAACTGTTGCGGTAGCATTAAGAAGCATACCTGCTCCAGCATTAATACTAACTCCAGTACCTGCTGCCATTACGACTGCACCAGCGGCAACATTAACATTAAACAGACCAGTAAGAACATTACAGTTATATCCTGTTGTTCCACATGTAAGTGAATATGGTCCGAGTGGATTAGCAATAGTATATCTAGGGACAGCATCAGCAGATAAACCAGGTGTCATAACTGTCTCAACAGATCCACCAACGAATCTACGAATACCTGTCAATGCTTTAGGAATTACTGCAGCGGGTTGATTAATCATCTCTACCAAGTGTGGCGTAACAAGTTCAATTGAGTTATCTCCACTAATAATAACTTCTCCTGCAGAAATTGATGCCTGACCACCACTAGATTCAAAGATACTACTAGTAATTTTAGTAGAATTTGATCCTATATTAAATTCAGTGCCCTGAATTTCCATTTTTGCACCAACAGTACTGATATCAACATCAGATCCAAATCTAACAGTATGTTTCTGGATTTTCTTTCCTTGCTTTTCACCCTTCTTGTCAACAACTTTTGGGGAACCCTCAGCACCAAAAAAGAAACCACCACCAACTTCGATATGACAGTTACCAGTAACTTTTAAGAAATAATCACCATCAACATTAACTACCTTATCATTATCAACTGCCTCACAATCATCCCCGTGAATTTCTTTAGTGTAATTACCAGCATAAGAAGTGTGATCTGCAACAAAATTACCAGTATCACCCTTACCAGCGTTTTGATCTTTTTTATATTTTTGAACCTGTTTTTCTAAACTTTCGTTATCGATATCGGGTTGTTCTTTTCTAATCTCTTTACGAGCATTGTATTCAGCATATTCACTCTGATTAATTTTAACAGACCAATCTGCTCTACCACTAGCACTTTTCTTTACACTTGCCTGACGACCAGGAGTACCAACGTACATTTCATAAGAACCGTCCAAGAATGTTTTGGCAGCAGTTAAATAAGGGTCAGATTCATTCAGAATACTATCTAAGATACCACCAGAATTTGCATCTCCACCACACTCTCCCCTACTTTTTCCTCTAATTTTATTAATATTTTCTAATTCTTCTGGAGTACAATGAGTTACACCGAATAAAGGATACCAACCTACAGTATCAACACCACCATCAGCAGTTCTATTACAATCACCCTGAGCAAACTTAATGAACATTGCGATTAAACCAGTGATGCTAGCAATACCTTTCTTGAGAAGATCAGTTCCTTCTTCAAAAATACCACTACCTTCTTTCCATGCCTCAATGATTTCCTTTGCTTGCTCAACCTGATCAACAATGCCAGTAACGGTATCAACAATCGCAAGAACTTTATCAAGAAGTTTCTGAACCTGACAAATAACGCTATCAATGGTTTTTTGAACTCCTTGCATCACCATAGTTGCTTTGTCAATAATTCCCTCAAGGAAATCATTAACATACCCCATAAGTTCACCAACGGGATTTGCAATCCAGTCAAGAATATCACTATCAAGATTGCAAAGTGATGATAAAATTTGTGTTACTGCTGTTTGAATTGCAGTAAAGATAATAAACGGAGCACCAGTTGCACCACCAAGAAGATTAACAAGTTCTAATTGTTCTGCAAGAGCAGCAACTTGCGCTCTGACTGCAGAAACAACTTGTGCAAATATAGCACCCAAGAAATTTTGTAGTTTAGCAGTTAGTTCTTGTGCCTTAACTATCTTACCTGTAACAACACTCAAGAAGTCGCCATCTTCTGAAGCAATTAAAGTTCCCGCAGTATCAGCAAGATCTTCTAAAAGATATGATAACTTATATTCTAATGTTTTCCATGGACCACCAACACCATTTGCAGCAGGAATTGGTTTTTCTGGATTTCTAGGTTTAGTAGGATTCTCTGCATTACCATTCATTAGAGTTGAGATATTATTGGGAGAACCAATACCAGAAACTGCAGCAGATGAATTTTCTCCCTTTTGACTAGGAAGATCTACTGTATTATCTTCCTTTGCTCGATGATAACCCTCTTCTGCAGTTCTTGCCATACTTGCATTAGGATTACCTGGCGTCATTGTTGCTACATTAGGAGCAATACCAGGTTCCATCTGCTCACCAGTAAAAGCAAAAATTTTCTCAGTTTGACTTTCTGCAGATTTTTTAACGCGCATAACACCAATAACAATTGGCATTTGAGCATTCTCACCATCCATGAAGAATCCCATGACAATAGCGCCAGGTTGCAACTGACCAGAACTTTCACCCTGACCATCATTACCTGATTGGCAAGTATGTTGTAAAACTGTTGCCCAAGGTAAATTTTCAGTTGGAAGATCTGTTGTTGTTCCTCCTCTTACATTTGTATAGTAACCAAGAACACGAACTCTAACCCGACCTAATTCCATCGGATCTTCGTTATCTTCAACTTCACCAACCCACCAGAAAAATCCGTCTTTACCGACAAAGTTTACTGTTGGTTCATTAATAATACCATCAATAGTAGGCATATCTTCACAAGTGCTACAAGTTTATTTATTAGTATTGGGGACCATCAAAAAAATTTCTATCCTTTTTCCTCATCGCTTCATACCCTTTTTCATTTTCAGTATCCCATATTTTATCATGATTACTATAGATTAATTGTTTTCCCATAATATTAAATGATACAATTAATCTATCTTTATCAGATTGATTGGGTGATGCTTCATGCAACATATAAGATGGAAATACCACCAGGTCACCTTCTTTCACACGAGGACTAAAATTAGTTATCGATCCACTCATAGGTTCTGGAAACGGCATATAAAATTTAGTCGCATCATGAACTTCTGGATCAAAGTCAACATAAAGAACTGCTGAATATCCGCAAGCACCATGATTATGAACAGGATGTCTTTGGTTTTTTGCAGATCTTTCAAACCACATACCCAATAAAACTGCAGGGTATCCAATTATTGAAGAAACTTTATTCATTTCTTCAACAGTACAGTCTTGAATAACCTGAGCATATGCAGGTATGCTATTATCAGATCTTTCTAATGCATGATAATCTGTAAAACCTGACTCAGGAAGATTCCTAAGTATTAATTGTTTTTTCCCCGTCCAATCGGACAGAGAAAAATGAAAAAATGGGTATACAATTTGGTTTTCAGTATGAAGCATTATTGGACATTCCATGCAATGATAGTTTTACGATCACTAGATTGTGAAGGTGGAGAACAATGATGTAAAGTGGCAGGAAACACTATAACTTGCCCCTCCTTAGCGGGTGGAGTGTGATATGCATCCGTATTGAATGGATCACGAAATATTGTAGGCGGAGCATCACCTGGTAACTCTAGGTAGTAAACAAAGTTATAGAAACTATTGGGATGACGATGCCAATAATGAACATCATTAATATAGTATTGCTGATACCAAGGTAGAGTTATTCCATAAGACAACATATCAAGTGTTTGTGTTGCCTTATCTACTAATGGTTTAATGTATGGAATAAGAATTTTCCAATAATCTGGAGGATCTTGTTGGTTATAGTAATCGGTTCGACTAATAATTCCCCCATCATCATTGACAGATTCTTTATTGGCACGATCTTCAATTGCCTCTAGAAGCAATGGTTTAACCATATCATGATCAAGAAAATCAATCAGCAGATACGGTGATGGTATCTTGCATACAGTAATCATTACTCTTTAATATATCCAAAGTCTACCAGATACTTTCTGGTAAGAGCAGTAGGTTCGTATACTTCCCACATCTTACCACCAGCACAAGCAGCAAGAGCATCCATGGTCATGTTTTCAGTACGACCAGCCCAACCTGCTTCTGCTTCCCAAGGTAATGCTGACTTAGGATAGGTGCGTTCTGCCAACACTCTCCAGATCATAGGAACTTCATCCTCTGGTTTGATAATAGCAATCAGACTATTATCGATCGTACCTGCCATACAATCTTGTGCAGCGTGCCATCCTTCATGTCTCATCACCATCATAAGTGTGCCAGGAGTATTCATATACCTCTTATTCAAATAGAAGTTGTTACTAACAGTATGATATACACCACGGTGCTCATGTGGGAAATACTTTTCATCAGCAAGGAATACTTTAACACCCACTTGGTTCAATGACACAAGCATATTGTTAAACTCATTCGCAACTGGAGTAAATTCTTCAGTATTAGGATACTGTGATGAGACATCAAGAAGAGAGAATACTTCATCTACATCTTCTTTACACTCACGCAACAACATACAACCCATAGCATCCATGCTGTTGTATCCTTGGGTGATCTTGTCTTCTCCTGCTTGCACACTCATACCATGTGCCATACCAAACATTAGTCCAGCAAGAATTGCATTAGTTAGTTTCATTTAATTTCATTTGATAGATGTCAATTTCGTTTATACCCATCATATTAAATGAGAGTATAACTCTTTCTTTATCGTGAGTGTTTGGATTTGCATAATGTAAAAGTTGAGAGGGAAAGAAAACAATATCCCCTTCTTTAACATCAGGAGTATAATCCATATGATCCCCAGAAGATGCTTCTGTAAAGGGACTTAAAAAAGTTGTAGCAGAATGTATATTAGGATTGTAATCTACATACAAAACTGCTGCCCAACCATTCGATCCATGATTATGGACACAATGATGATCACATTTTCTTGCTCTCTGCGTCCATACATTTTTGATGTATGCAGCATGTCCAACATCTCTTCTAAATTGTTGTAGAACTGGTTCTATAAATTCATCAAAGATATGAAGATAATTTGATTTAGATTTATCTAAGTAATCCGATGATACTGTGTCATCTCCCTTCTCATAAGGTGGTAATGCACCTAACAAGATAGGTTTGTAGTAAGACCAATTAGGTACAGTATATTGTAATACAGAAACCTTAAATGGATAGTGTATCGTCATAATTAGATTCGTAAAAATTTATACGGATCTAAACTACCCCAAACCAACTCTCCTGTTTCAAGATCATAACCTTGATCACAGGTATGTAGTTTATTTCCATAGGCAGTAATTTGTGATACGACTTTATCACCACGATAACCTCTACATTGATCGCCAGAAAGTCTGCCAATCCATGCTTGACCATCGAATGTAAATATCATATCACAAACATCGTGTCTTGTCCAGTCTAAATGATAATTTTCCACAATCATTTCAGTATCTGATACAAAAACAAATTTATGATTCTTTTTTCTGTAAAAGCACTCAGGACCATCACAACGTTTGTAGTTCATAGATTGAAAACCATCTTCATGACGTTTCCAAATAATCTCTACAGTAACATATTCTGTTGGATTCGATTGTGCTTGCGCTTTATTTGACCAATGACCAAGTAAACACTCTTCAAAATTCATTTCAAGACCAAATTAACAAATTAATCTTCGTAAACTAAACACTCAGGTTCCGAAGGATTCTGGTCGCAAAAGAGCTCCAGATATGTGGGATCATGATGATCACCTTCTTCAATCTCTTTCTTGTGATTCTCAGCATAATCCTCTAATTCATGCAACTCACCTTCAATGTGGCGACGTTGATTGGGAGAGATCATGGGATTGTCAAGGATTTCCTTGTCCTTTTCAATATGCTTCTCGATACTGTCCATAATTGATTTTAATACTACTATATTTATTAATCTGTAGAATCCTTTAATAGCAAGGCTTCTGTAGTCATTTTAGTGCCAACTATTTTATGTGTCAACCCACTGATGACATACTTACCACTAAACTTTCTATCCGTTTTAGTTTTTTGACCCGATTTCACTGTTGATGGCATAATAATGTCGATTCCAGATCCTGCATATAAATCAAGATTACCAGGAATTTGAATCATTAGTTTAATATTTTTAAGAGATTCAATTCTCATCCATTGATATGCCTGAAGTTCTACCAACTCCTCATAATTTTGTTGTGGATTATTTGCAAATTTTGCATCAAATATTTGATTTGATAGCATAGTATAACGAACTCTCTTTGGATAATCAATCATATTTTGAATTGATTTATCCATTTGTTCAATAGGATTTGTGCTCTTTTTTTTGTTTAGATGTGACATTTTTGACCACAAATCTTTAATTCCATAACGATATGCATCCACTGACATATCTGCACTCAACCCCATTTTGGATTGTGTTACAGTAACAGGATCAAACCCAATACTAAACCCAGACCAAGCACCATGACGTAATCCAGATAGGAAGTCTCTTTCTTCTGGAAAGACTACAGTATCAATTTTAAATTGATCAGTTTCTTCTGAACCCGAACGTTTAGTTGAATACGTGTAAGTATATAATTTTGCCTCACCTGTATTGAAATTTGTTTTTGAGTCGGTTTGCTTATTTACATCATCAATAATTCCATCAATAGATTTAAAATGAAAACCTAAAGAATTTTCATAAAATACAAATCCATTTTGCAGAGTACCACCTTTCTTTGCTTTACGGACGGATCTTTGTGCCAACCAATAAATGCAATCAAATGGTCTCCAGTTAGTAGCAATAAATTGCTGTTTGTTGACCGTCTCTTCAAGAAATGTTTTCTTTCGAGTTTTTAAAAATCTATTATCTTTTCGTAATATTTTTCCAATTATTTCAGAAGATTCTGTTGCTTCAAACACAACCTCACTATTTCCAAATACATTAACCGTTTCGTTTTTGAAAAATTCATCACTAGCAGCATTGACAATAAAAGAATCTGAAGTGTTATATCTCATTCTAGATTCAATTTCATATGCTCTAAAGTAATAAACTTTATCAACAATAGTTCCAATAATCTGGATTTTAAACAATTCAGATCCAGTCATTGCACCTAAAAAACCAGAACCATCATTAATAACAAATTTTGCTTCTAAGGTTGCTGATGTAATACTTTCATATATTTCAATTGCTTGCACAAAATCACGAACATTTTTATTACCATCTTTACTTACAATTTCCTTTCCATCTCTAAAAATGGACACTCTAACTTCTACATCACCAGCACTACTCCTTGGAATTGTCATTTGAGGATCCTCCCTAAGGGATTAAGAGTAGACATCAGTTTAGAAGCAATTGATCCACTACTACTAGTACCACTGCCTCCGACTAACTGAGGTTGTTGAGGGGTTTGATTCATTGCTACTTGAATTGCTGCGTTTGCAGATTGAATTGCTTGACTATTTACTCCATTTTGCATTGCAACAGAAGTCATAACAGATTGAATCATTTGCTGACTCCTGCCGTTAATTGCCTCTCGAGCATTATTTCTTTCCTCAGTTTGTTTCTGAAGATCTGTTTTATTAGGACCACCTCTAAATCTGCTAGCAGGAACCTCTCCCTTTCCACTACCAATAGTCTTACCTTCTGCAGAAGATGCTGGTCCAGTATTAAAACTATTTGCAAATGCTTTCTGTGCTGCTGTTAATGGTTTTTTCTCAGTAGCACTACCACTACTATTACTAGAACTCATAGTACCAGAACCAGCACTATATCCTCCACTAGTAGTAGCACCGCCTGCTGACAATGCCGAAGAAATAGCAGAATCACTTTCATGCTGCAATCCAATCCAGGTGCTCTTTAATGTAGATACATTACCTCCCGTTTGTTTTACTAAAGCAACACCAAGTTTATTTTGAGTTGCTGGTGAAAATTGATCCTTTGGACTAACAACACCTTGATTAACTAAACTCTTCAGAGTACTTCCAATAAACTGATAACGACCAACAGCATGTAACTTACCAGATGATTTCCACTGAGCATCACTCATACTTCCATCATCATATTGCTTGTCCATGACCTCCTGAACGGTCATAGAAGTTAGTTCTTTACCAGATGGGTTAAATGGTGCCTTTCTATAGTCTCCACTGTATCCAAGAGCAGTGTGACCACCATCAGCACCACCCTGATTGACTGCGTTATATCCCCCAACACTATCAGATTCTCTCTTACCAATGAGGTCAAGAATAGCACCATAACCTCCTGCATTTGCTGGCATCTGACCAGTCTCACCATTTCCTCCTGTAACACCTTTACTAATACCATCTAAGAAACCTAGATGTAAGTGACTTGGATGCCCCGTATTTCCAGGTCCACTTTTACCACCACCTCTAAACCATTGCCCCCATCCATCAGTGATGATTTGGGATAGTTTCAACTTATCCCGCATTTGATATGCATCTTCTCCTAATTGAGCAGTTCTTTCTTTCCAAGCACCTGGTCTCCAATCAGTAATATCGAGTGCCAAACCTTTGTAATGAAGACTACCATTGCTATGCCCACCAACTGCTTCTCCACCTCTTGGATTAAATCCAGTTCCTTTATTAGGACCACTACCACTATAATTATTCTTTCTAAAGTTAGGATGTTCGGCAACAGTAAAACCTTTATCCAATGCCCATTTACCCCCAGCAGCAACTGCTCGTAAACCAGCACCTATAACTGGTTTTTCTTCTTGTCCTTTCTTTACTACAGGTTCAGAAGTTGTTGCTTTTGGTTTTCCACTATCACCAGTGAGACTATTCCACCAAGATCCAGCAGCATTCATCATACCACCCATCGCACCACCAAGAGCCATCTCAGGCACTTTTCCACCTAAAGATCTACCAGGTAGTTTATATCCCTGACTCTTTGCTTCGCCAACTCTCTTTTGAGTTAAGTGGGGTTGTGTTTTTGTTCCAGGAGTATTAAGAGGAATGACGAAAGCTCCCCCATTACTCTTTCTAGCAACATACTCACTTCCATGTCCGATGAACGAAGTGGATCTCCCTCCATCCAAAGAAACCTTATATCCTGATTGTGGTCCATTAATATATCCTCCTTGTGCTCTACTTGGAAGATTCTTTACTGAACCTCCTTGAGACTTCTGTTCTTTTGGTTCTTTATCATTAATACTTTCATAAAGTTTATATCCTCCATAAGCAGCACCAGCAACCAATCCAAGAGCACCAGCTCTTCCTAAGAGCCCCCTCTTACCTCTCACAAGGTTATTATACAGGAATTTTAGAACACCTCCAAAATCTGTAATGATTTTTGTAGGATTACTTAGCCAACGAAGACCAAGTAACAATGTACCTAGTCCTGTTAATCCTTGTACAAGTCCCCCTATTTTTTCCCAAGGACTTGATTCATCAGATAATAAGGTGTATAATCCTTCAATAGTATTAACTACGCCAAATTTTGCTACATCAAAAATAAATTTGACTACTTTACTGATCGTATCAATAATGTTTACTACTTTTTCCTGATTTGCTGGATCACTAATCCATTTTAATACGGGAGTAACAACAGCAATTTTAAATAAACCACCAAGCAGATTAAACAATCCTTCAAGAAAACTTGGTGTTTGTAATTGCAACCCTAACTTAGAAGATGATTTCTTTTCTTTCTTTTTAGTTGTAGTATAATTTGCTTGAAATTTAGTTCTATTTTTTTCTTCTGCTTCTAAATCTTTAACAGCAAGAGTTCTTAACGACGACAACAATCCAGCTAGAGAGTTAACAACTAACCCTAAATTGTTTATTGCCTCAGTGTTCTTATTGAGATTAGTTGCAAGAGCAGCACCCTCCTCAGTTTTGATAGCAGAACTAGAAGGTTCTTTTACTGCTACAAACTTATAGAAATTAATTTTTGCACTTTTTTGTATAGTTGCCATTATTACATTCTATTCTGAAGAGATGTAGGCGTAGCATTTACAACACCACCCCCAGTATTTATTGGAACTGCCTGAGGGATAGGAAGAAGTTTCTCTACAATTACTGGTATAGGAATGAATTCCATTGTTTGTTGCATTGCATATTGTGCCGAGAATGATTTTTCACCAGATAACATGCTCGAACCTTGGTCAATTACACCCATTACTTTTGGAGGAACACCAAGATCTGATGCAATAGAAGTCATTGCAGTATTATAATCACCACCAAGAGCACCAGATATCGATTTAAATATATTCCCCATACCAAACTGATCAGCAACGCCTCCTAATGCGCCCATAACGTTTCCACCTAGTGCATTTGATGCAATACCACCTAATGAGGGACTAAGCATATTAAGTCCACCTTGCAAAGCACCTCCAAAGTTTCCACCTAAAACATTAGATGCAATACCTCCAAGAGGACTACTCATAAAATTACCAACTTGACCCATAATCCCACTTACTCCAGGAATCATTCCTAACATTGACATGGGATTGCCCGTGGCAAGTGTGTTGATTCCTGCCATAATTGGTGCTGCACCAGGAATAAAGGATGCGGCAGTTCCAAGCACCTGTCCAACAGGACTTTGCATAACACCACTAACTGCCTTACCTACGCCACTAAATGCATTCTTAACACCTTTAACAATACCACCAAGGAACATTGGTTGTTCGGCATCCTCATTTAATTCATCTGCATTGGAAACAGTTTGGGTTTTACCTGTAAGGGTATTAATAATCTCACCAATATTAGGTAGTTTTGATAATATACCATCAATACTAGTTTTTAATCCTCTTGCACCAATAGCATCAACAACTCCCTCTTCACCTTGCTGCAATTGAGGAACAAAATCACGAACGAACATATATCCGTCAAGAAGCATCGATGCTACGTTACCAGCACCTGCTGTAGCAAGACCAGCAATATCTAAGATGCCAGAAGTGCCTTCAATTAATGCACCAATAGAGTCACCGTTTGCTGCTCTATCATAAGCAAACGCAAGGTTTACAAGTCCACCAATAACAGGAAGAATTGTTGCTGCTCTTTTTCCTAATTTAGAACCTGCTGTTGCAATAGATTCAAAACCACTAATACCTTTGCTCTTAAGAACCCCTACTGCCTTCTCAGCACCAGGGATTTTCATCAGCAAATCGAACATTCCCTGTCCGATTTTTGCTGCTTTTTTTGCTATAGGGTCAATGATTGGTTTTAATGGAGTTAAAACCTTTTCCAAGAAAAAGTTCTTAGCACCTGTTCCTAGCGCATTAACTCCACCCTTAAATGCATCCCCTGCAGCATTTGCCCATTGCTTACCTTTGTTCCCAATAGCTTGAGATGCCTTAACAGTATTTTCCCAACCTGCTTTGGCTGCTTTGCCTAGATTATCATATTGCTTTCCTGCCCAATCAGGAAGTCCTTGTAATCCTTTGACTACCCTATTCTTTACAGCACCAAGAGCATCTGTTGTTCCAGAAGCAAGGCGTGAGAAAAATCCAGGTTTTGGAGGATCAATCTTTGGAAATTTTCCTTTTTTTGTAAGCCTATTGAATGCTTTTTGTGCTTTTGAAACATCCCCACCAGCATTATCTAGAGCACCCGCAAAAGTTCTTGCAGCATCATCACCACGCTCTGCAAGAATCTTTTTATATTGTTTCGCTGCAGTATCACCATATTGATCAGCAATACTTGTTGCCCTTACTCTACCATTAGGACCATCTAAGTCAGGGTCAGCACCACTGGGGTTCGTTGGTGTAGGTTTTCTCGGTTTATCAGCGTCAGGACCACTTCTAGGTTTATCTCTAGGTTTATCTGGTACATCACCTTTTCCTTTACCAAGAAGATCAACTAATCCTATAATATCGCCAATTAGACTAAATGGATTCATCAGGTATTTCAACCCAATGAGACCAAGCATTATCTTACCAATGCCAGATACTTTAGTAAAAAAGTCTCCTTGAGGATCGACTAAATCAGAAAATCCGTCTAATGTAGTTCCGACAAGCGTTGACGCCCATCCAAATAATTTTTCAAAGACAAACTTTGCCTTATCTACAAACTCGGCTAGTTTCTTTCTATTCTCTTTATCACCAACCCATTTTAATACTTCACTTGTTATTGCAAGAAGACCAATTTTAAGTAAAAATGATCCAATTGGTGCTAAAAA